CGTAAGTGAAACTGCGTATCGTAATGTCTGATCTTCTATCTTGGTCAGAGTCGGAGTAAATCGTCTCTGGACAAATGTCTCTGAACGAGAAGATAGAATAGCAGGAGATATGTCATCAACGAGTGTCAACATATTAGATCGTCTATATGACTGTCCGAATTTACCAGTATTCTCTTCAAAATATTTCCTAATCTCAGAATTCACAGTATCTTTAATAGTATTATTGGATAGTGTGGTTAGACTCGGATTGAACTGGAAGAATGTATTAGTTCCAACAAAGGTCGTGACAGGATCATCGAACTTGAGTCGGAAAGACGCAACTGACAATTGTTTTGCGAGGTCTTGAACAGCATCTTTAGTTATCTGTTTAGTTGTGGCATCTACATCGTCATTGAATAGTATCGACAAGAACACTGTGCCATATTCTGTTTCAAGTGCCTCCTCACCACCAAAGGACTGGATGTCTTTGATCAAGGTAGAAAAGTTTTTCAATACCAATGATGCGTAGTCTGCCGCAGTAACCATTCGGTTCTGAGTCGCATACTGGAATGGTGCGTTCTGTCGAATAGATTCTGTAGTTTCTTTATCTGAACCACCCACTGCTTTTGCGACTGTTGATACAGTTACATCATAAGTCTGACCACCAACACTCACTCCTGATTGTGGTTCGAAAACCTTTGCGGTATTTGCGTTCTTACCAGTAACAGAAAGATAGGTCAACGAGACCTTAGAACCAGTCTTAGGTGCTTCTCCTAAAGTGTTACCATTACCGAATGATAATTCGAATAAACCGTTGGGAGATTCCTTTAGAATGTATACTGTAGAATTAGCACTAATGGTGTTAGCATTAATAATGTTTGTGTATGGGGTAAATGAGGAACTAGATGGGTGTTCATACACACGAACAATCGCAGTAGAAGTGTCCATCGTAGCATCTGGAACTATGTAGATTTCATTGTCTTCCGCACTAGATACGATGAAGGTTTTAACCCTCTCGGTACCCTCAAACACTTTAATGTTCTCAGAACCAGATGCGTCCTTGAATGTGTACAAACCATTACCGACCTCATCCGCACTAATATCTACTATAGTCTGGAATACAAAGTCAACATCATCAACTGATGCGTTAAATTTAAAACCTGCCGGAATCTGTATCGTAGAAGTACGATCAACAACACTAGATAGATTCATTGAGATTTTAACAATTGCTTGTGCCGAATTCATCGAATCTGGAATATAACCAATACCCTCTGCGAGAGATACCAGAGAACTACGCAACTGTGCGGTTCCAAGGAACGATTCATTCAAGGCAAAGTTGGCAGTAAGTCCATTGTAATGCGTATTATACGCAAGGACATCCAGAATGTTTGACAGACCAGATGCTTCAAAGTTGTAATCCGCAAACTCATCTTTCTGTGAGAGGAATACCTTTAAGTTATTCTTGATAGAATTAAAATCTAATGCGGTTGATTTTATTGTCGTTGCCATGTTATCTTAACCTTGCTAGTGTAGTAGTGAATTCAACTTGCTCTTCGGTATTCACTATTTTGAATTTTATCGTTAAATCTAAAAGATTGTTGTCTGGTTGAAGAGACACATCAACTTTGATAATCTTTGCTCTTGGTTCGTAGACTTGGATGTTTTCTATGATATCCCTTCGCACCATAGATGATCCATTTCTATCTGCTAGTTCAAATAGTTGTGCTATAAGATTTCCACCAAAATTTGGATTAAATGGTTTCTCATACGCATTAGTCAGGATGAGTGTCTTTATCGACTGCTTCACCGCACTTGAACCAAACTTCTTATAGATTTCTCCACTAGAAGGTTTTGCGGTGAATGTTAAGTCGATATCCGAATACTGCCTAACACGAGTCGATGTAATCGAAACCGTATTAAGGTTAGTATCTTCTTGTGCGAATGCTCTTCGTATTGCCATAGTTCTATTTATATGACTTTTTAGTCACTTTCCTTTATTTCTACTAATTCGTTTTTACTTTGGAGATGATTATTGAAATAAGTTTCTACATCTCCCTTGAAGTTAATGTCAAAGGTTTCGGGTGTAGTCGGGAACTCAATACCAATCTGTGCACAGAGACTATCGTCTGGATTATAGTTGTCATAGTCCAGATACAGTGCCTTGAACTTGATATAATCTTTCAGATATTCTGCCACATCAAATGTCTTCTCTAGACTGATCTTACCTTCCTGATCTACCACTTGATAGTAAACAAGTCTACCATCTGCTTTCTTCTGCATGGTCTCATTACCCTCATCACTCTCTCGGAGTTTGTAGAGACCCTCAGACACAACCATACGAACATCATTAAAGTTGACCGTGTTACCGTTGATGACTCTCATTGCCTCTGCCTGTAGATACAAGTGTCGAGCAATCTGTTGTCGTTCAGTATTAGTGGTCACATGATTGAACGGAGTCTTGTCACCATACGCACCAAGAAACTTGGCAATCGTCACACCGGGGCCAAGTTTGGTTGCAGATGTAATCTGTCCCTGATTGTTGGGATTATATACTGGATCAACTAATATTATCATGGTGTAAACCTCTTTCCTCTATTCTCAACTGCATTACCAATAGGTTCAAATCCGAATCTAGATGATGGGGATTTCTTCACTGTTCTACCGATCTTCGGTGGTGCCTTTACTTTGTATTTTGTATTAAGTCTTTCTTCGGAAACAAGTATTCCTCCGATTGCATTTCTGGATGCTTCGTTTCTAAACGCAGAACGAATCTCTTGGGTTGATGGAACATGATTGAACACATCCTCATAGTCATCCGTAAGTAATGTCTTGGTCAACAACACATCCCCTCCATCAATCACAACAGTCCTAATCGCAAAGTCACCATTAGCAACTTGACCAACTACCCAGTCGGGGGTGATGTGTGCTTGAGGTGGTTCTGCGTGACCACTTGGTAGTGCCATCTCTTCTAATGCAAGCATAGGTATATGAATACCTGCTGTGAGAATTTTAGGTGGTGAGAATGATGACGCACCAGTTGCGGCAGTACCCGCAGTGACCGCAGTCAATGCGTGTTTAGAGTTTTCAGCATAGTATGATCTGAGTGAGAGGTCTGCCTTGTCTGCGTGGTTCGACTTGATTGCTTCAAGTGCCTTACCATAGAACGAACCATAGAACACCGCACCAGAATTAAATGGAACCGCACCCTCACCACCTTGGAATACGTTACCTGTGAAGTCAACCAACTTACCACCAATCGCACCCCTCTGCCCTAAGACAGAGACATACTTGGCACCAGTCATATTGGCAACATCGGCAGATACCGCAAAGGATTCTTCACCCGACACAAAGACGGATGCTCCACCCGCAATTTCTATGTTACCCTCAACCGCAGTCTTCTGATCCAACTTAATATCAATGTTATGTTCACCCAGACACACATCAGTAAGTGTGCTCATTGTTCGGTTGATCTTACTCTTCTTGACAGTCTCTTCACGATTGCCTGTGGTGATCGTTCGGTGATTCTCTAGAATGTTCTCTCGTAGACTACCTGCCACATTGAGATTATAGTTACCACCAACATCAACATTATAGTCACCAGTCACCTTCATGTTCAAGTTACCCTGATACACGAGATTACCATTACCCTCAATGATAACAGTCTGGTCACCACCAGTCACTTCTACCTTGTTGTTTACAGCAGAGATAATAACAGAACCATCTGCTCTCATCTCAACACCCGCACCTGTGCGATGTTTAATTAATACTCGTTCTCCACCGGGAGTGTCATCCTGTTCAATCACATGACCAGAGATAGTCTCTTGTACTTGGTTAAACGGATACTCGGATGGTCTCTGTGGTTGTATTCCCAAGGATACACCAATGTCACCACCCCCAACATAGAGGTTGTTTACCTTGGAACCACGAGATGCCTTATTGATAGATGTCCCAAAGTTATAGTCTCGTTTGGGATATTCACCTGTAGGGTCTTGCATACCATCTTGGGCAACACCCAAAGTATTCTCTAGTCCCTCACCGAGTTGCTCAACTCTTGTATTAAAATTGTCTTTTTTAGTTGTCACTGTTCATCTCCGATGGACTCAATGGTGAAGCATTCAATGGATCGTCTGTTCTGTTCTGTTTTCTGAACACAGACTCTACATAATCTACCACATCAAAATATGGATCAAGTTCATTGACATCAATATCGTTGTGACCAAATACTTGACCACCGGGAAATCTTCGGTAGTATCCATTCAAAAACTTCTCTAATGTCGTAAACTGTTCTCTTGTAAATGACTGAGAAGAAAGGTAGTCCGTTGGGTTGTCTTCACCCGTAGCAACATTAATACCACCAACCATCACAATACCAATAGAAAATTTGTCGTGACCATTTACTGGTGCGTGGTCACCCTGTATGTTCACTGGTCTGCCTCGTTGTAACCTACCATCTCTTCGTATAACATAATGGTATCCAATACCGTCATGTCCCAGATCAATCTGTATGTTATTTATCTCTATAGAACCGATGTCTTTATTGGTGTGAGTCTCGGATGCGTGAACAACAACCTCGGTCACATCTCGTTCTACCCTAGTAAACTCTGCGTCTAGTTCTTCTACCGATGAAACATAGGTAAAGGTATCGTCTGGACTATTGCGACCATCCCATTTGTCGGTACTGACGGGTTGACCTTCCTCGTACAGACTTGCGTCAATAACAACAGTACCAGAGATAGTAGTGTCCAGTTTAGACATTTTATCATCAATGGTAGAGATTTCTTGTTGTGCTCTCGTAATCTCTTGTTCGGGAACACCTTGTGCCTTTGCCTTTTCGATCATCTGAATTTGCATCTCTAATGAACTAGATGTCCCTTCGTCCGAGGCAATGATTTCTTTCATTCTACCCGTCACATTGTCTGATTTTCTTACCAGTGTCTTGACTGCTTCCTTCTTCTGTCTAGGATCACCACTAGTAAACTGTGAAAGGATTTGTTGTCTTTCCGCATCAGACGAAACAATACCACCGGGAACAAGATTAGCAATAAATTCACTAGCAGTCCCCGAAAGGTTTTCTGCCACATCCTGTAACACACCGGGAAGTCCACTCTCAACACGAGCATCAAACTCAGCATTAAAAGTATCTATCGCATCAGTTGCTTCATTGATAGCACTTTTTATATCTTTCAGATCAGTTCCAATCACTGCCTCAACATCTGCTAGAGTAGGAAGACTGTCTTTTATTCCTTGAACTGTAGCATTTAATTCTTTAACAAAGGTTGTGTTGTTGACGGCATCCTGTGCCGTTTGGATTGCGTCATTTATTGCGGCAACAGGTGATATGGCACCAAGAGTGTTTGCTAAATTACCTGCCACACCGATAGCACTCGTGACCGTTGCTATGAATCCCATGATTCCTCCACCCCCCACTGATTTGGGTTTTGCCGCATCTACAGCAGTGGTGAATTCGATCAATGACGCATATGCTTCTGCTTTTTTATCATCTGCAATCGCAACACATTGGGCAATACTTTCGGCAGTACCATCAGTGATAACTGCGAGGGCAGAAGTGGGATTACTTACCTTGATTGCGGGAAGTCCTGTCAGTGCGGTTACAGTAGTTTCTAAAGTACCAAACCCTCGTGCCTCGTCTGCGGAATCACGACCCGCACCTCGTAACACGGATAGATTACCACTACCATCAGAGTCTATACCTAATGTATTGAGAACAAGACCCCCTGCCGAATCTAAATCTGATTTGAATCGTAGGAACTCACCATTAGAGTCTACTACGGTATCTTTGGTGGCAACAATAAGGTTACCCACAGCACCAGTTGTAGGAAACGCATCAGTAATCGCACCAACCGAACTGGTTATAACTTCTTCACTTGAGTTGGTAGATGCTCCAAGTGCTTTTATACCACCAAGAATCTCACCATCTGTTTGTCCAACAAGAGTTGTTCTCTTAGCATAGGTCTCGTCAATAGACGCAAGTGTTTTCTGTTGAAAATTGTTTTTCTCATCACTATTCTGTATTGCTTCACCAGTTAGGATGGAATTTAAATCTCGTTTTCTTAATGGCATTATACTATCCTATCCGTCAATCGTCTTGCTTCCAATTCTATTTGTTTCACACTAGGAGCATTGACCAAATAGTATTTACCTACTATGTGACATATACCCTTATTATCAAGTCTGTCGGATTGTAACAATCGTATGTTGGCAGAAGACTGAGTACCATTCAACTCGTAGGCAACAAATGCTAGTTGTGTGAGGAAATTATCACTTTGATTGGAGAACTTTTTAAGATCAGCAAATCGTCTATCACTGAATGCCCCCAGACCCTTTGCTTGAGGGTTGATTCCAGTACGCATACCAGATGCGATAGATAATCCTGCGGTCAGTCCGATTGCTTGTTTCTCGGTATATCCTACATTCAAGAAGAACTTTACTGCCGTATTCTGTCGTGCAGTTTTTACTGTAGTAGAAATATTTCCTGCTTCTTCGTTCTGAATATCAGTTTCTTTTGGTTTAAAAGCATCAGTGATCTTATTCCAAGAAGAACTTTACTGCCGTATTCTGTCGTGCAGTTTTTACTGTAGTAGAAATATTTCCTGCTTCTTCGTTCTGAATATCAGTTTCTTTTGGTTTAAAAGCATCAGTGATCTTATTCCAGAGTCCTTCTGGTTTGTTATCTGCCACAATGTCTTCGTCAGTCTGACCTAGTTGTACGGGGGTGGGAAATTCCACATGAGGTATAGAACCCAATACAATAGGTGTCTGTGAGTTGACCCCATCCATAAACATACCAAATACCAATGCACTTGGTTGTAATTGTGGCATCCTCCCAATACCAGATGCTCCACCTTCGGTAGTGGGTACCACGCATTGTGCCCAAGGCAAATCTGATTGGGGAATCAGTCGAGTAGATTCTGTGTGTAATCCATGAACACGAATCTTCACACGACCCTCGAAACCATATGGGGGAGACGCATCTACGACAGTTGCAATAAACCATCGTGTGTTGTCACCATAGAACTCAGATAGAATTGGTGTGGGCATTACGGAAGTTTCTCCAGTTTACAAAGATTCATAGAAACAGTATGTTGTGTCCCTTGAAATGTGTGTCTTGTATCATAGATGATGAAATTACCTGACTTTGCCTTGTCGATCAGGTCATCTTCATTCGCAGTATCAGAACTTTCTACATTATCGTTCGCAACTTGTAGGTTGACAATATCACCAACACCTGCCTTTGCGACAATAAACCCCGCACCCTCTACAACTACATTTAACATATTCTTGTACATATGATTGAGTATAGAACGGTTTGCTAGTTTCTTGGTAAACTGGTTTTTGTCATACTCATCGTGATAACTTTTCTTTCGACCATATGTTCCTGTCGATGACACCGTATGAAACTTATGGGAGTCGTATTCATCAACCAAGACCTCTCCGAGTCTAAACTCTGGATCAAAGACATTTTGATTATCCCCGATAATATTACTATTTTTCAATTTATCTAGGATATTCCTTACACTAAAATGAGACTTAGATATCAAACCAGTATTTAGGTTGGTGTTTTCCATAGAAGCACTCACCGCACCTTGCTGTATCAACTTCAGTGTGTTTGCTGATTTCGAACCCTTGATTGCCTTGATTGTGAAAGTTTTTTCAAATTCGGTTTGTCCTTCAGCATTCGATATATTGGCAGGGTTATAAGTGTATGGCAGTTTTGAATTAAATGCTTTTTGTGATAACATGGAATCTAGATTACCCAAACGCAGATTTGTATCATGCATTGACGCATACACAAAGAAAGGTGAACCAGTTACTGTTGTTGCTCTACTGGTTAACCACTTGATAGCATCTATGGGTGATAGATTTGGAATGATGCCTCTAATATTTGTTTGTGTTGGTAGTGATTCTGTACCATTAGACATACTCAAATATGAGGTATCAATATCCAGTTTCATTTCGGTTGCGAGTAACTTGATCATTACCTCATCAATACGACCATTAAAAGACTTACTGATCTTCTTGAGTGACGATAAGAACGCATGTTCGTCTAATAGTGTGAACGAATACATACTAGACTTTCCGTTATCATTTGACTTGACTTGTGTTTCGATTCCTGTCATAATGAATGTGCGAGACATCACTGTATTCAAATCATTGTCAACCGATGCCATGTCGATTGATATTCTCTCGGTTCCCTGAAATGATATACTATCAAACATTGCCTTGTCATCAAGGATAACAATTGTACCAGTAAGATACGGTTTGTCCAGACTCTCAAAGATATTCAGTTCTGCGATAGATGGTCTAACATCTATTTTGCTACCATCAATACCACCGAACCGATCTGCCGTGATCGTTGCTTTGGTGATCTTGAACTGTTGAGACTGTGTGGTTTTGTTACTCACTATTAAGCACCCGTGGCATTTCTGTGGAAGTTGTTAAACTCGATCACTACCCTCGCAACCACTGATGGTTTTAAAACAGCAATTTGTTTCAACTTATCATTTCTATCTTCGACACGATCCCGATAGGTGACTGCCTTGGCACCAGAGGGTGTGTTTAAAAAATCGTATATCGGTAAGTCTATATGAGCACCATCGGCATCTTCGTAGTGATGAACCGCATTATACTGTTCTGATTCTGCGACCAATGTGGCACGATAAAACGCACCATCTTGAGCAGTATATTGGATGAACTCACCCACAGAAAATGCTTCATCGTTTACTGTTTCGATAACAAGTTGACCCATGTCAAGGTCTCGTTTTAAGATAGTGCCGACAGTACCACTCACACTTCCCGTTACAGTCGTTCCCACAGTAAAGTCAACCGCAAGAACATCATTACTTGTGACGGTTCGATGTGGATATCTTTCCTTTATTTCACCTAGTATTTCCGCAGTATCAATGGGCCATCCTGATTCACGGATGTGGTCATTCATCAAGAAGAATGTCCAGTAATAGTCCGTAGTCCCATATAACTTAAAGGACAGTGTATCTGGACGATCTCCTGCAATAATGGTGTGCATAGTGGCAAAGGATATCGAACCCTTGAGACTATCAATAACATCAACATATTGTGAAAGATCATCAAAGAGGACTGGTGATTCATTGTCACCAAATCGGTATGCCTTTACACCAAAGTTTTTAAAATACTTAGTTGTCATTAGAATCCGTCCTCTTCAACATCTTTTCTGTTGAGTGTTCTACTTTCTTGGAATGCCAATGTCATTTCGGTTTCTTGGAAGTTACCGTCACTGTGCATTGACATCGCAGTGTTGTTATATGTCACACTCACATCTCGGAGGTAACAGAGTTTAATTTTTGTGGCAATCTGTTCACCATTATATTCTATATTGATCCGAAACTTGTTTGGGAAACGATAACCAAGAGAGATAGAACTCCCACCGGGCACTTCCAGTTTAATGTTTTCGGGATACAGTTCTGTTCGAAATAGTTTGACAATTTCTTTTACTTCTTCTGCTTCTTTTGCGGAAGTAGGAATGAATTTAAATGTGAAAGAGAAATCTCGGAGGTTGACTGCCTTAAATAGTACTCGTGTGTTCGGGTTTGATGTCACTCCTGCGGCAGACTTAAACGCACCTTGAACCTCATCTGGTAATGCGGATACTAGTTTGACCGCACTAACTTTTGCTACATCCTTGTTTGCGGCACCTGTTAATCCTGCTTGTAATGTTTTCATTCCACCCTGTATGATAGCACCAATTGCACTTCCACCACTTTTTAGTCCTGCCTCTGCGGATGCACCCATGCCACCCAAGTCCATATTGTCGTATGAAACCGCATCACGATATTGTAAACCGACAGGAAGATACAGTGATACTCGTCTACCAACAGGTTTCGCAAGGTTTGGTGTTGCTACAGTTTGAACGGCATTACCATTTCCTCGGTGTCCTTCAATTGCTTCCACAGTATCAGAAGGGTTAGTAGACTCGGTAACCTTCTGTACTTCTTTCTTCAAAACCTCCTTCCCACCCTTGGCAATATCAGCAATACTACCGATAACATTACCGAGGTCGGTCTCTACTTCTTTCATAACATCAAAGACAATCCTACCCTTGTAGTCATCTACATTGTTCAAAGGATATTCAAGGTTTTTTTGCTCAAGTACAGATTCAACACCTTGGGTTTTTTCTGGGTCTCCTCTTACATCGTGTTTTCCACCTCGTGCTAATAATTCACGCACCTGTTCGGGGGTAAGTTTATCTCCCTCTCTCAGATCATCGATGTTTACTGGTTCTGCCATTTTAGTTTCTCTATAAATAAGTTAGAAATTCATTATCTTTATTTATAAGGTTTTTATGGCATATAGTGGCAGGTACAGAGTAAAAAATACCAATAAGTATGAGGGTGATCACACAAAGGTGGTTTACCGTTCTCTGTGGGAGAAACACGCATTCCGATGGTGTGATGACAATCCCAATGTAAAACTTTGGTCATCCGAGGAAGTTGTCATACCTTATCTATACGAGGTAGACAATCGTTATCATCGGTACTTCATGGATTTGAAGATGGTCATGGAAAATGGTAAGACCTATCTGATTGAAATCAAACCAGATAAAGAAACTCGAATACCGACTGGTAGCAAGAAGACCAAGAGATACCTTAATGAGAGTTTTACCTATGTCAAGAACATTAACAAGTGGACTGCCGCAAAAGAGTATGCCGAAAACCGTGGGTGGTACTTTGAGATATGGACTGAGAAGAATGAACCTCTGAAGACTCTCATTCCCAAATCAACAAAACCGTTGAAACCTCTACCAAAAACATTGAAACCTTTTCGCAAGAAACGTAAAAAATAAGTATAAATAGAACTATGAGTCAGATATTCAATAGGTTAGAACTACAGGCATTCCGTGCGGGTATTACACCTCGCACCAAGGAAAGTCGTGAGTGGTTTATGAACAAAGCAAAGAACATGCGTTCTATCAATCGACAAGCATTGTTGAGAGAAGACCCTCTCGTTCAGAGGAAAGCATTACAGAATCTGTCGAGAACGGGACTGGTTGGTACAATGCAGATGTTCTTCTATGATCCCAAGCACAAAGATAAACTTCCGTACTACGATTTGTTTCCTTTGATTGTGGTGGTTGGGCCTGCGGAAGGTGGATTCTACGGATTGAACCTACATTACCTTCCTCCGATCCTTCGAGCAAAGATGTTGGATTCGTTGATGGAGACCGCAAATATGAAAGCAACCGATGACGCAAAGTTTCAGATCACATACAAAAAGTTACAGTCGATTGCGAATTTAAGGTTTTACGAACCCTGCTTCAAACATTATCTGACTAAGCATGTCAAGAGTAAGTTCGCAGAAGTCCCGATGCCAGAATGGGAGATCGCAACATTCTTACCGACCGCACAGTTCCGTAAGGCAAACTCGAAGAAAGTTTATTCAGATTCACGAAAAAAGATAGGTAGAAACTAATGGCAGTTGCAATTGATGATTTCAAATCCGAGATCGGTAAAGGTGGTGGTGTTGCAATGGGGAATCTGTTTAAGATTTTCTTACCACCCCTCAAAGGTGATGCACGAGGAATGAATCTGTTATGTAAATCAGCATCATTGCCCGGCAGACAAATACTGTCAACCGAAAAACAGATGGGTCTATATTCAACCAAGATCGCATATGGTCATGCGTCAGAAGATATGCAGTTGACCTTCTTGTGTCTCAATGATATGAAAGTAAGAGAATACTTTGAGATATGGCAGAACCTTGCGGTTAATCAAGAGACCCAAGAGGTTGGATACTTTAACGACTACACACATCCAGTCATTATTCAACACATTAAGAAGGGAACCGCATTCCCTATCGCAAAGAAAGAACTTTATGACGCAGGAAAGATTCCATCTTACCTTCGTGCCAGACTCCCAAGACTAGGCCCACTGGACTTAGCACAGGGTCAGTTTGATTTGAACCTTATCTTTGGAGAGGACATCACTTATACTTGTGTCCTAGATAAAGCATACCCAACAACATTGAATTCAATTGAGTTGAGTCAAGACGGACAGTTACTTGAAGTATCGGTACAATTATCGTACAAGAACTGGAAGTCCAAAGGTGGAGACGCAAAAGATACCGGATTTATTGAAGGTCTTGCCGGAGAGATGATTAGAAAATTTTTATAACATTATTATTATTTGGAGAATATAATGGCATTACCTAAGTTAAATGTGACTAATACTTATAGGTTGACAATTCCGTCAACTGGTGTTGAAGTGACATACCGACCTTACTTGGTCAAAGAAGAGAAGCAAATGATGATTGCCAATGAAACTGGTGATCAGAAACAGATGATGGAAGTGATGGCAAAGACCATCAGTGCTTGTGTTGAAGAAAACATAAAAGTCAAAGAATTGACTACATTTGATGTTGAGTATATTTTCACACAGATTCGTGGTCGATCTGTTGGTGAGACGGCAGATATTACTATCTCCTGTGGTGATGCTGAGTGTGGACATAGATCAGAAGTTAATATCAATATGACAGAAGCAGAAGTTGATATGAAGAAAACTGATTCCCTCATCGAATTGACCGATAGTATTTCGGTTGAGATGAAATACCCTGCGTATGGTGATGTTATTACTAACTTCAAAGAAGGGGATGAATCCGTAGAGTTTGGTTTCACTATGTTGGCAAGGTCTATAGAAGCAGTACTGACCGAGGAAGAAAGAATTATCCTCAAAGACTTACCAGTAAAAGAAGTAAAAGATTTTATTGATTCTATGACCAGACAGCAGTTTGAAAAGGTCGGAGAGTTCCTTAACGATATCCCGAAGTTGTCTTTAGATGTGGAATGGAACTGTGA